ATGGCTCAGGTTGCCCTTTTTAAAGAAATATTTGATCAAGTGCGGAAAGATTTAAACTGTGACCGATTTTACTCTGAACTAAAACGTCACAATGTCTCACATTACATTTACTATTTAGCCACAGGTAATATTCACGTTGTATTGAAAAATGATAACGCAGTGTTAATAAAAGGACTTGAGGAGGTTGTGAATGTTAAATTTCGCAGAGACACGCGACTTATAGAAACTTACTCTCATAAGTTGAAATCAAGAGAAATCACATTTCATGAATACAGGGAAAATCTGGCTAAGGCTGGAGTTTTCCGATGGGTTACAAATGTCCATGAACACAAAAGGTATTACTATACCTTTGACAACTCATTATTGTTTACCGAAAGCATTCAGAACACGACACAATTTTTTCCACGCTAAACCATATCGCCCGGTTTAATCCCCCTCACTATCCGGCACTCCCACACAGGAGTTACCAGTCGGTACTGAGGACATAGTTAATCCGGGAATACAATGAAAATACAGCACATCTGGCATACTTTAATAAACATTAAAAATATGAGATTTCAACTCATTGTTTAGGTTTTGTTTAAATTTCTACAAATACGATTCAACAACCTTAAAAACACAACGGGAATAACACTATGAAAAAAACGCTACTCACTTTCACGCTGGCCCTGCTTATCTCTGGATGTGCTCAACAGACGTTTACTGTTGAAAACCAACCGACAACAGTAACACCGAAGGAAACCATCACTCATCATTTCTTCGTTTCTGGAATTGGTCAGAAGAAAACTGTCGATGCAGCCAAAATTTGTGGTGGCGCAGAAAAAGTTGTTAAGACTGAAACCCAGCAAACATTCGTAAATGGATTGCTCGGTTTTATCACTTTCGGCATTTATACTCCGCTGGAAGCTCGGGTATATTGCTCACAATAATATCATAAGTTGCCCATCTCGATGGGCAACTCTATCTGCACTTGATGCGCAAATAACAACCTCCAAAAGAAAAATAGCAAAAGCAGACCGTGTCACATAAAGACGTGCAGTTACTTTCTTTTCTATTCCTTTCATAACAGACGGCTTTAAAAGAAGATTTATACGATCTGCCGAGGATTTTTCTCTGTACTCACTGATTCATATTCTCCTCTTTGTTTGGTATAAAAACCGAACTCTTTCTCCAGTCGTTTTTCTTGTTCGGTAAGTCTAATAACAAGCTAACCGCAGGTTGGATTTACTGGCCTCATTAATGCCAACTACACCACCACGCGCTCTTTCATCCAGCCATACACGAACGATTCATTAGCCTCACGTTTTTCTGCCAGTTCAAGGTAGCGATCTCCCTGCGTACAGTTTAGCGCTGTCAGAATCACCAACTCACCATCCCTGCCACGTTTTGACAAATAGGCGCGTAACGCATTAATGGTACGTGGGCCGATACAACCATCTGCATCAATGTCCGGATACAACTCTCCTTTCTGGTTAAATACATTAAGCCAGCGCTGAAGCATTCTGGATGCCACTGACGGCCCCATGTTTACGCCGGTATCACACAATTCAGCAGCGATCTCCGGAGACAGGCTCGCAACCTTGTGAAAACGTGGCCCGTACCAGTAGTCCGCTTCAAGAATTTCGAGGGCCTGCCCACGCGTCAGGTCACGAATATCCCCCTGATAACCGTGTGCACGGGCAACTTTTCCAGTAATGCCCCATTTAGTCGGACCACCTTTATCATCAGGGTGGTTGACGTAGCCGCCCTCTTTGCCAAGAACAGCATCAAAAATTTCATCTTTCGACTTCATCTCAGCGCCTTCGTAATACAAAGATTTTTGAAACGTTCCCACGAGCACGAACCACCAGCACGCAGAACAGCAGGTTAAAAAACACTTCCAGCCAGCCCGTTGCTAACGGGCGACCACACAGATAGCTGAGGGGCGCAAAGGCATACAGCAGCATCAGCAACCAGGCCAGCCATGACATCAGCGGTTTATGTCTGGAATCACGACGACGATAAAAAAAGAGCGTCAGCACGATAACCGTGCATAACGCCACATTCAGCAATCCGGGAAGGTTACTTAACATTGCCGCCTCCTCCACCCCGCAGGCGGGAGAACAGGCCGGACACCAGCGATGCAATATCCTGCTGGTGGATGAACGAGAGAATCTTCACCGACACCACCGCCACCAGCACCGCACACAGAGCATCCGCCGATGTACCGTCATAACCTGTTTTTGATGCAATCCAGGCTGACAGCACATGCGCACCCAGCACGCCAACGATAAACGACACCAGAAAATGCGCTGCCACACGCCAGGCAGATAGTGCCTGCGGCATTGTGGCCACAAACAGCGCCCCGGCAAATGCGCCAAACACAATCCCGAAATCCGTTCCGGTAAACAGCCCGAATACCGTCGCCCCGCCGAGCGCCGCAGCCGTGCCGGAACCGGATAAGGGTTCAGACATACTTTTTCTCCTGTAAATAAAAAAGGGCCACTGTCGGCCCGTAAAAAAACAACACCCCGTCAAAGGCACCCGCAGATACCTTTTGTGTGGTGTTATCTGATGTGATGTGCGCCGGACGTGGCGCGGATATAAAAAAGGCCCGCCGCAGCGAGCCTGTTTTCAATGAGTGCAAAATTCAATTATTCTTGAGTAACACTTAAACTCATCTCATTGAATGCAGCCATCCTGTAACCTGCCGGTGTAACACCAAAATAACTCCTGAATACGCTGATAAAATAAGATGTAAAATTATAGCCACACTGAGCAGCGATTCTGTTGATGGCGCAACGAGATTGATTCAACAGCATTGCTGCCATTCTCATTCTCTCTGTAAGCAACAACTCACTGAAACAGGTGCCTTCTTCTTTCAGTCTTTTTTTTAACAAACTTTCACTGATACATAACCGCGAAGACACATCTCTCAGAGTCCAGTTTGCTGCAATGTCCGTACGAAACAATGCACTAAGCCTGTCACTAATATTGCCAATACACGCGGTCAGAAACGACGAAAACATTTTCTCTGATGAGAAAAACGCCAGACACGAAAAGGAAAGCATTTCCGCTAAATTGTCCGTATGAATCTTTTCCTCACAAAGATAATCAATCAGGATGCCCATCAATTCTGCCTTGGGAAAACTCACGCAAAGATATCGTGGTATTTGCCGGACTAAAACTACATCCTGTTTTTCGTCTCCACACAACAGGTAACGGATAATTGTCGATTCACTGAGACTTATTCGCCGAAAACATTCCGAAAAGGGCAATAACGATCCAGCTCCCCCCCTGACAAGAAGTGCACTACCACTTTCCAGAGAGAGCTCTTTTCCTTCAAAGAGCACAACAAACGGGGAATGAACAAAAACAACAGAACAAGCTTCATTCATATCAATTGCCCTGACATTACTGGTCACAAGATAAGTATATATCGATTTACAAAAATACAAGCCGAAAGACCAGTATTCGCAACCACCAGCGCGTTTAACGTCCTGTACCGTTTTTCAGGCATAAAAAACCCGCTCAGTGGCGGGTTTAAGCTGTTTGGCGTAGTAACCACTCTTAACAGGATATTCAACTTTTTACGATCGTAAAGCGTTCGGGGAAAATTTTTAAAACCGTTCCAGAGTGCATACCATCGCATCGGCGGGTAGTTTTTCCGTGAAGTCGACCTGACCGTGTTTATCGAAGTGGATCAGTAATGCGCATCCATCATTTTGGGTTGGGGTGTTTTGTGCTGCTGGTGGTTGTTTTTGGCTGAAATAACAGTCTTCCAGTTTTTCGAACACTTCCCACGCCTGATCGGTTTCCAGCATTTTGGCGTGACGGGCTGCTCCGCGTTCTGTCCAGAGGATGAGGTGCTTTGTACGCGGTGCAACTAAGTTACTTTGAGTAACCTTGTTCTTAAATTCCCGCAACTCAGCCCCTTCCAATTTGAAGTAGTGTTTCCCACAAACAAAACGCTCGGCATTGCGTGTATAGTTCACTTTGATGTTATTAGTTTCGGTGCCATAAAGTTGTGCCAAAAGCTCGGTAGTAATGACAGGGATTTGGTTATGGGTGATCGGGGAAAGAGTTTCAACTGAGATTTGAATAGCCATAGGATGATCCTTTTTCTATGTGAATCATCACCACTGCTGACGCCAATCAGTATGGTGGTGAACTGTGCAGGGTTGGCGTAACCGGGAAAAAGGAACCGGCGCGGATCGCTCCGCCCCCACACAGCCCACCATTGAGATGTGACAGTGCAAACGACAATAAAAAAGACGCTGGCGCGTCTGTTGTCGCCTTTTTCATCCGGGACGCCAATCCCGACGCCAGATTTTGCTGGCGCGTGAGGAATATAGCCCCGGACAATGTGTCTGGTCAAGCTCCTACATGATTCGTTCTACGTATCTGTCCATCTCCAGTCGGATATCAAGCATCATCAACATGCCATCAATAACCCCTTCCGCTTTCTGCAGGCGCTTGCCAATACAGGTATCCGAACACCCATGCTTTCGTGCCAACCCCATAAAAGTCATTCCACCTACGTAATAATCCACCAACAAATCGTGCAAATCCTGATTTTTCTTGTTCAACCGGGCCATACAGCCACAAATTATCATTGCATCATCATCAGAACACTGAGGGCGTGATTTCACTTTCGGCGGGATTAATCCTTTAAAACCAGCAGCGATTGACGCCCATGACACATCTTCGTGATTGTTCGCAGCCCATGCTCCCCACCGCTCCATAACCTGCTGAATATCACGCACCATCGTTATCACCTGTAATTTCGTAAATCTTCACGCCCAACCGCCCACCAGGAACAGGCAGTCCGCGCACAATATTGATTTCATCAAACTGCTCGTCGTCTATAAGTAGTCCGGCATGCGTCAGCGCATCCAGTGGTGCCTTCAGGATATTGTCCAGGTCGCGGCGGCGCTTATCCGGTGGCTCTGCAATAATTTTTATTGCCAGCCTTCCGGACAGGTTTAATTTCAGTCGCTGCTGGCGAACAATAAGCGCCACATCACGGCGATAACGCTCACCGGCTTTTGATACAAAATATGTGCTGCCACGACGTCGCCAGTAGGTATTCACCGTCGGCGGGTAAGGCAAAACAAATTCTATGCGTTCAGTCATTCATGCTTTCCACTTCAGGACACCCGAATTTCTCGCGTGCATTAAAAAACGAATCAGCAACAACAGCTGGCTGCCGTGTTTTTCTTCAAAATCTTTTACCCCGGCGTGCAGTTCGTTATGACATTTACGGCACAGCGGAATAACAAACAAATCATCAGCCTTTGTTCCCATCCCTCCCTGACCGTGACCAATCAGGTGATGGGGATCGTCGGCTGGTTGACCACAACACGCACACGGCTGTGTCTTCACCCAGCGCGTATATTTCTCATTTACCCAACGGCGACGTTTAGGTCGCCTCATGAAAGATTCCGGAGACTCCGGATCAACGGTGATGCATACCACCGTCTTTTCCTGTGATGGGTTTTGTTGCTGGTGGGCGTGAGGCAACGGTGCAAGATTTTTTGTGCGCTGTTTCAATATGCTGGTGGCGGTCTGCTCTCCCGGTACGATGTCGCTTTCGCGGTACACCGAGCAGTTTTTTTCCGCTGGTAATCCCAGCGAGCGACGTAATACCGCTTCCGGTAGCGCGTCCGCCACCTGATTGCGGACCGCCCACCAGGATAATTCAGCCAGAGATAATTCACGCTCCTGCGTACCGCTTATTGCGTGACCGATGACGTCAATCATCCATGCTGACAGGTTTTGATGAGCAAGCTGCCCGAGTGATTCGGATGTCTGGTCACGCAACTGGTTGTCGCAGTGCCAGCACAACACCATCGCGCCGGTACCGTAACGATGTATGACGATTTCACTGTGATGATAGTCACCATGAGGCCACTGGCAGGATTTGACATGACGCAACAGCCAGTCAGACAGTGCCCCAGCGCCGCCAGCAGCACGAATCACCCGCTCATCGCTGAAAAATGGCAGTAATGATTTATCCTCCGCCAGCGGCTGGCGAACGGCAGGGACGACTCCGGACGGCAGACCGCGCATGCTTTTCGGTTCAGGCTCCACCAGCACTCGAGGGTTATGAAATACTTGCATGGATTCACGGCCCGGCCTAAGGACCACCAGCCCAAGTTCCGGTACCAGAACAGGTCGAAGTAATATCCGCACGTTACCTCCAGATCCGTTGCTGGTATGTGCGGGATGGGCGCGGTGGGCGTTCGGAATAAGGGAGCCTGACATAGATTATCCAGTGACGATAATCGAGGCTGAGGGCTTTCTTAATCTCGTATCCGCGTCTGCGATAGTTATGAATTAGCCATTCGGCCTGTTCTTCAGTACATGGGTCATGCTGGAACCAGTCAGATTTGAAAGTGCGGGAACGCCGCCCGCGCCTGCTGGCAAAGACGGCAGAATCATCAGAATTGTGTAATTTGGTATCGTGCGCCATCGGTTGTCTCTGCTGGCGCAGCAGGTGCCAGTTGTTCAGGCTGGCGTGCGAATTGTAAACCAGAATGCCAGGAAAAAACAAAACCCGCCGAAGCGGGTATGCTAAAACAAACTGAAAGTAATATACCGGACTTGTAAAGGAACGATAGAATAATTATTGGATTAAACCCTGACTCAATCCAGATTTCATAGGCAACAACTACGGACTAATCATCACAGTCATGTTTGATAGGCTTAGTCCACATTGGGTGAGGGTTTACGGCGTTTTCACTAATAATTTATCGTCCAAGCTATACACTACTGCCCTGTTTTAACGAAGTTTTTAAAGGAAACAACTGCCTGATAGGGGTTTGGTTGACAGCCAAACATATTATCGCAAAAAGGCTTGATGAAAATTCTTGAGGATCCATCTTCATTTGGCATTTTACTCACTTGATAAGCGAGGAATGGACTATTTGGAGAGGGATTATAAGTGGAAATTAGCGTGTCTGTCGCCGTTTGAATTTTCCATGAGGAATTATTAGCCAACCAGAATTGCGCTCGTTTCCAATAAAAGTCACATTGCTTTTCATCATTACATGTTAGTGGCTTCATTGCTTCTGCTTTCAACGCTGGATCGACCTTTGCTGCACACCCTCCCAACATTACTGTTGCAATCATTACACCTGCGACTAAAACAAGTTTCTTCATCTCCCTGCCCCATCAATAAAAGTTCGGTTCTCTAATAACTAGAGTTAATCAACGGAAAAAACGCCGAAGCGGGTTAAGTGCGGGTGCGTTGAGGATGCCTGACACATCAGAGGTGGCGAGGGATTTCTCCCCCGCCAGGTCTCTTACTCCTCAGGTTCGTAAGCTGTGAAGACAGCGACCTCCGTCTGGCCGGTTCGGATTCGTACCTCGCAGAGGTCTTTCCTCGTTACCAGTGCCGTCACAATGACGGTTAAACAGATGACGATCAGGGCGATTAACATCGCCTTTTGCTGCTTCATAGCCTGCTTCTCCTTGCCTTTCGGCACGTAAGAGGCTAACCTAGATTTGCCGTTCATAGATTGAGCCTCAGATTAATGTTAAGCGTCTTGCAGGACGCGTAATGTTAACTGGGGCTTTTCTCTATCTGCCTTTGGTGTTCATGCCTGAGACAGATAGCCTCAAGCACCCGCAGCCATTCTACTTAACTCCCGTTACCTCGCCAATATAAAATCAATCAGAAAGGCGATCCATAAGAACAACAGCAAGACAATAAATTGCCATTACAGCTGCAATAGCCAGCGCACATTTGAGAACCAGCACGACAACCTCCTGTATTGGACGTACACCAGTCCTGATAAATATGAGGCTGTCTCATCATTGATGAGATACAACTATTGGGTATAGTTTCTGTGATTTTGTTCTGTAGAAATGGAACACAACAACCAGTCACCACCAGCACTTCTTTAAATACGCCAAGTCCGACGCAAGCTAACCTTCTAGTCCGCTTTGAGCGAGAAGCGGGCCTTTCGACAACCATATTTAGATGAATAGTGGGCTAGGAATACTTTAGCAATTACATTGCTAATATCAATATAAGTAGTAGATTCAAAAAAAATAAGCCACCTAAAAAGCATGGCTTAATTGCAAATAAATTACATTTTATCAATTTCAGAAATGATCCTATCAATTTCATCAATGCTTGCTTGAATTGTTAGATTATTTTTTATTATCTCAAGTAATTCTATTGCTCTTCTTTTGGGCCTTGATGACACCAGTTCTGAATTTGCTCTTTCATTCTCCACGAACAACCGTGAGAGAGCCATCAATTGATTACTATTTAACACATCTAAAAATGGTTGAAGTACTAAATGTGCATCAGATCTTCCCCAGTAATTCCCCACCCAAACAGTAAGTATTTCTTGATATACATCTTCAAAAGCAATAGATGGAACATGAGGTCCAAATTGTATAAGTGCCTTGGCTGCTCTTTCTTCATCATTCCAGCCGTAAGATGTATCCTTAGCTTTAGCTAGCTGTTTAACCGCATGTCTGTATAAACTTGCCCTAGCAGCATCAGGTATAAATTTCACACCATTAACTTTTACTAAAGTCTCTAAAATTCTTATTTTTGCTCCTTTATCCTCACTTGTATCCGATTCGGGCTCCAGCATAAATGAGTGATATCTTTCCCCCGCTGTTTTTTTAAGGTCATCATTAGATCTTTCCCATGCTTGTTCAAACAACTTGCTAGCATTAACATAAGCAGGATTTTCCCCCTTAGTTATTAAATCCAATAAAAATCCAAATGTTATTCTTATATCAGCTTGCTTAAATGCTCTTATTTGATCTTTAAGTAAGTCTATGCTCTCAATTGATAGTTCAGATTTTTTTATGGGTTCAAATAATCCAGATGGCGAATGTCCAGGGTCTGGCATATCAGATTCGAATAAATTCTTCTGGAGCATAAGAGCCAAAGCAAACACATCCTCAGACTCTACTTTACTATCACTTGCATGGGCTGGAGAGGCATGGTTTCTCATCCAATTGATCATTTCTAATGATTTTCCAGCTTTCTTATGCAGAACCCCTAATTTGGTGGCTCCACTTATTAGCACTAAATCATCTACACCTGACCATCTCTCGTTTATTGTTTCACCATCTTTATCATATTTTTTACGACCACTATCATCCTTTATTGCGGAAAGGAATAAGTCTAAACCATAAGCCTCAATTCGCCGCCTAAGATTATGAATGGATGCATTCCATATATCTAAAAGAGCATGATCAGGGAAGCCAGAATCTAACAACTTTCTAGCTTGCGAAAGGAATTCTATTTCAGTATTAACTGTTGCAGGAAAATTAGTTGTTGATGGCGAGCTTAATAAAACCGGGAGATTTTTTGACATTGAATTTCCTTTAAGTAAAAATTATAATCTATGTCTTTGTGAACAAATTTACACGATATTGTAACCTTGCAGGTGCAAGAAGTAGTGTTCAAATAAATACGTGAAGAGAAAAAATCCGCCATGACAAAGCTATACACTATTCCCAATTCTTAAAAAATTCAATATGTTTAAAAAATTAATTTTCAAAACTAGCATCCTAATACTCTAAACACACCTATATACAACTAAGGATATGAACAGTATCCTTTTATAGAAGGAGTCTGATCCCTACAGATTTAGAGATTTTAATGTTTGTTAACTTCCGCCTATGACACAGAGGTGCTGTTGCAGCCCTAAAAACCTTATGTTTTGTTCAAGTCAGAGCTATACGACGCATCGTCGAATTCAATGCCCAAGCAACGGATTGTGCTTGCCAGTTTCTTATGGTTCAACAGAGGTTCAATGATTAGTATGCTGTAAAGCAAATCTTCGAGACAAAACTTCTCTACCCCCCATGAAAAATTTCGGTTGAATTGCCTGGGTGATGTGTGCCGGATAGCTCCAACTCGAGACTGAAGCATGAAGTCTTTACTATGAAAATTAGCAGACTGTATACGCAGCCTGCTAGTTTATGTTAGAGCTTATAAAGTTCAATTAATCTGGATTTTTCTCTGTCAAATTCTTCATCAAGATTTGAGAAGTCTGGAAGTGTAACCATTAAATCCTTAAGTTGATGAATAACATTCCAGACATCGTAATGAATAAAGGGATTTAAGCCAATTACATTCCCCTCATCATTATTTTTAGATTTCCCTACACCACACAATTTGATGAATTTGTTGATTGCAGTTGTTTCATTCCAGTCCGAGACAAAAAGAAGCAAGGCAGATACAGCCAAAAGGGGGTTATTTTTTTTAACAGCGGATATACCCCTGATTTTCCTAAAAAGAAATTCGTGATGCCTGGTTATTTTTTGTGCAACTCTTATCGTTGCTTCATATTTTTCTTTAAGCAACCTTCTATCATAAACCTGATAACCTCGATCTCGTGCTACTAATCGATGTGCTTGTTTAGTAAATGTGGTACTATTCACAAGATTATAGAAAACAGAATTATTTTCATTAGTCATGTCGATCATCAATGATGGATATTTGAATCTTAACGAACGATACACTTCATCGTTTATATCAAACCAGGATTTATTTTTCCTCTCTTCATCTACAATATATTTACTTTCTCCCTTACGGGAATACATGCTGGCCCTTATTAGATTGATCATGTGAGGGCTATAGTTAACAGAAAAAGTGCCTGACTGGCGTAATTCTGTAAACCATTGCCGCATGTTTCGAATATCTTCCTGATTGAACTCATCATGTTCAATACCTCTACATACAAGCTCGCGAATTATACTTGTAATCTCAGAACCTGAGGTGCCGAATTTTATAAAACCATCCCTTGATGAATCTATTTGCTTATCATTACCACTGTAATGATCGCAAAATACTTTGTGTGCATCAGTTCCGTCTTTTGTTCTAAACGAAAAATGAGATTGGCTGACTATCTTATTTGTTCTTTTCGAATAACCTTCTGAAACAACAATCGCACCGCTTACATTGCAAATTGGGCACTCTGCATCAAAGGCAACAAATTCCTTGAAATCACTGAAATTGAGTGCGTTATCTGATGAGTAATGGTTTAACAATTGAACCATGTCCAATTCCTTTTTGAATGTACGAGAATAGACCGTAATTGCCATTTGAACTCCCTTCATCATAATTTTGGTTGTATGAAATATTATCGCATAAAGATACTAATGAGCCAGTAATATAACTAGAAACGACTTTTTGTGGTTCAGCGAACTAGACGTCCGCTCCTGGCACAAAGCGGACAACCACGCTAGCTCTACCCTGTGCCACAAAATGTCAATTTGCATCTGAACTAATGCACTTTAATCTCGTCACTTCAATAAATACCGAACATCACCCTGATAAAACGACAATATGCGCTGCATAACTTCACTCTTCCGGCACTCGCGACAGATTATGTTCTGACGCCTGTCGTAGCGACGTATTTCTCCGTCAGGTAATGACCAGATAAGGTCCGGATCAACCGCAGATGGTTTCTTCAGCTTTGCCCTTGAGAGCTTTTTACGGGCATTTTGCCAGTCCTTACGCGCCTGTTCAGACGGGAATAACCCGTAACCAGAGTTGTATACATCGCCGCTGGCAACCAGCTCTCTTGCGAGAACGCTCATCAGATATCTTGTCGCACCTGTCTTGACTTCCAGTTGCCGTAACGTCTCACGCCCACTCTGGCGTACGAGTTCAACAACCTGTCCTTTAATTTTTTCCCGCTCTTCTTGTGTAAAAACTTTTGCCACAAGCCCTCCTGAAAATTACCTCATGACCAGAAATTAACACTTACCCCCTGAAGCCCGGCGGAATTTCGTTATCCGGTTCAGAAATATGATTCACACAACGCTGGTTGTTCGTGCCGCTTACCGGGAGCAACCAGGGGTTCTCAAAATTCCGGTCCGGTCCAAAAAACGTCGTCGCTCGCTGAACAAATTCCGTTCCCGTTTTCCCGGTAGCCGCCAAGTATCTTGCGTAACGCCTCACGCCATCCAGCATGGCCTCTGGTGGCACCCCCTCGCGTAATCTGGCCTTCCAGGCACTGAAAGCTGATTTCTTCGGGTTTGCTCCGGCACGCAACGGGTACTCCCGCCAGACCTGTTCGAACACATCCGGATAATCCACTCGTCCCACAGACTGCCCGGTGTTTTCCGGGACTACCCGATCGGCTTCCCGCTGAATGGCGGAATCGGCTTCGGGCTGCTGCAGTTGGTGTGATTGCTCCAGCCTTGCGGTCATCACCTGCTGCACAGCGCCCGAATCGGCTTTCAGCGCATACGCTGAATCGGCTTCCGGTGTCGTGCCTGCTGGCTGACCAAGATTGACGGTCTGAACATCCCCTGCCTGGTTCGTGGCGTTTTTTACGCCATGGACCATAGTGTTTTGATCTTCTTGATCTGTATCTTTATCTGTCGTGACTCGTCGTGACATGTGCGTGACATTTCGTGACGCGCCGTGACAATCGCCATTTTGTTCCCGCTTTCTTTCCCTCTCTCGCTGCGCCCTCTTGCGCTCTGCAGGAGATTTTGCGGTTTGCGAAATATTGCCGTTGTCCTCTTTAAGCACCTGGCGTTTTTCCCATCCAGTGATTAAATCACCATCAAGTACCCGCCCCTGCATCGTCTGCAAAATTGAATCAATTACCTCTTCTGTCACGTCGAGCGCACTTGCCAAATCTTCTGTCGTGACATCAATGTGACCTCGCGTGACATTTCGTGACGCGCTCACCAGGAGGTGGATATACACTGCCATCACTGTTGCAATTGGCTGCCCTGACACCCTGGCAATTGTTCGCCACTTAGGGTCATTTGGCATGTCATGCCATAATCTGAGCCAGGCGTTAGCCATACTCACCTCTTCTGATACCGAATCTTTTTACTCACGAGTTGCCGGAAGCGATTCGATATGGCTATTGTCAGTCAATGTACTGCCACAGCATTTCCTGCCGGGCCACCACGGTTCATCTGATTGAAACCGGCGATTGCCACTGCGACAAAATCATCAGCGTCTCTCACCAGCCGCTCCCGCGTCTCCACCAGCTCCCGAAAATAAGCTGAACTGTGGCTGCGCATTCTGGCCACCAGCAAAGGTGGCATTGCCTTTTCGATCGCTGGTAACAACGCCTGAATTTTTTCAACTGCATCAGGGGTGTCTTTCTCTATCCAGCGGAAAATTTTCTGGGTATTGCGAGCCAGGGCGTCCGGATGGCTGTCGTCGTACAGTTCAGGAAACGTCATACCCAACTCAAAATAAGCCTGGGTTATTCCAGCTGCCGGAACTTTTTCGCCATCAGGACGTGCCCAGGCATTCATCGCCATGCGGATGTGTTCATGCTTGATTTTCATGAATCCCCCCTTGGTTAGAAGGCGGATTATGATCAGAACCGGGAATGACAACCGTCGGTATGTGTAACTCATATTTGAGCGCCCCGGCAGTGACTGCCTGAATTAGCAACGCCCATTTCCACGGAACGTCTTCCCCCCACATGCTGACTGTGGTTTTTGACGTTCCTAGAGCGGCGGCTGTTTTAACAACTCCGCCAAAATAGCCTAATACTTCTGATTTTTTCATGATTCGCTCCATAAAACTGAACGCCAAAAGTTTAATAATCAAAACCAAAGAAAGTCAAGAAACAAAACCATCTGTGTTTTAAAATCAAAACATGAACAAGCAAACAATATCTGAACGCATAACCCAACGTATGCATGCGCTAAACTTGAAAGGCAAAGACCTTGTCAATGCCACTGGCGCATCAAAAGGCTCCGTAAGTCAATGGATGAACGGTGGAGGAGCGCCGTCCTCGCGTTACATAAGCTCACTGGCAAAGATATTGAAAGTAAACGAAAATTGGCTTCTTAATGGAGGAGAGTTAAATACAGGTGATTCGCTTGATCTATCTTTACCGCCGATAAAAACGGTTCCGCTACTATCACTTCAGCAGGCAGCAAGCTGGAGTGATTATATGAAAAATTCCTCAATAACCTCTTGTGTGCAGCTTGTCGGAGAAATCCCGGCCAATACCTTTGCTGTTGTTCTAGAGAGTGACAGTATGTCGACATCTGGTGGTGGAGTTTCCATCCCAAATGGTTCAACAGTTTTTGTTGATCCCGATCGAATCGTACAACCAGGAAATATTGTCCTTGCCTTACCCAAAGGGACCACAACGCCTGTCATTCGCAAACTGGAGATAGAAGGGCCGGATATTCTTTTAGTCCCCACGAATCCTCGCTACCCTTCAATTATGCTGGATGATCTATCTTGCATATTGGGAGTATGCTTTAAAATTCAACAAGATATTTAACCAACCTCATCTATTTGATTAACTGTATGCCATCGTAGTGATGGCGTAACAGCTGCCTGCTTAAAATGTTTTGATAAAAAAACATTGACCTTAAATGTTCATTTTCCTAAACTTCATTCATTCCCTCACCCCGCCCCACAGAATGCAGGGCAATACTTCGAGTTACCAGGCAGTGGTCAGGGGTTAAGTAGCCAGCCCGAGGCGTAAGAACATGACGGCAGGGTTCAACTTTAATAACTATGCAGCAGGTTTTTGTTCCGCTACCCCGGCGTTAAGGGGAAATGAGGTCAGCATGGATACTATCGATCTTGGCAACAACGAATCTCTGGTATACGGCGTGTTTCCCAACCATGACGGAACGTTCACCGCGATGACGTATACCAAAAGCAAAACGTTTAAAACCGAAACTGGCGCACGTCGCTGGCTGGAAAGAAATTCAGGTGAGTGATATGGATTTCGACGCAATCATGAAAAAGGCTTACGAAGAATACTTCGAAGGCCTTGCCGAAGGCGAAGAAGCTCTCAGCTTCGGTGAGTTTAAACAGGCGCTTTCCAGTTCGACAAAATCTATCGACTAACGGGGTTAAAGATGGAATTTAAAGATTTACCTCCAGACACTCAGAAAATCGCCGCAGAAACACTGAAATCTCTCATTTTGAACGGGGAGACAGAAAAGGTAGAGCCAGCTAAAAAACTGGCTCAAGAAATCAGAGAAGCCTTTATTGCTCTTTATCAGTCTTCTCCATAGCGGCTTGTTTTTCTTCTTTTAATATATTGCGAATTGTAATAACTGAATTAGCCGCCTCTGAAGGGGATGACATTTTGCCAGCCCGAATTAACTCAACTGTTAAGTTCAAAGCTGCAACAGATGGATAGGTAAATGGGTTAATTAACTTGTCTGACATTTTATCCTCCATTGAGGTTCTGGGTTAAAAATGGAGACCAACATGCTGCCACATGTGGTCGTGCGCCGGACACGGATAAGAATCCGGCACTGACAGTTTACTGAAAGGATATATCCCTGAAAAGTCAGGGCATAACGCGAAAGCGCACGGCGAAGTTCGTCTCACTGTACGGTGTCGTTAAATTTAATTCGACCGTGCTCTTCCGGTTGTGGCACTCCGCGAAATGGCGCGGCGGTACGTATGGCGGGGTTATTCCTTCCCCCTGTTGAGGACACCGGGTTGTCAGGTTGACCATACGCCTGAGTGACAACCCCGCTGCAACAACCCATGTTGATTACCTTTTGGCGGCATCAGTTTCATTGCTGGCTGATGTCCGTCCTTTTTAAAGTGAATTTTGTGATGCGGTGAATGCGGCTCAGCGCACGCGGAACAGTTAAAAAGGCCAGTTGACTTCCGTATTGGTTCTTATGGGTGGGTTCTCTGTATCCGGCGTTAATTGTTAACTAGTTAACGTCACCTGGAGGCACCAGGCACCGCATCACAAAATTCATTGTTGAGGACGCGATAATGGAAACGTTATTACCAAACGTCAATACGTCTGAAGGTTGTTTTGAAATTGGTGTCAGAATCAGTAACTCTGTATTTACTGAAGATGCCATTAATAAGAGAAAACACGAACGGGAGCTATTAAATCAAATATGCATTGTTTCAATGCTGGCCCGTTTACGCCTGATGCAAAAAGGACGCTGACAATGAATACAGCATTTGCTCTCGTTCTGACAGTTTTTCTTAATACAGGCGAACCAGTCGATCTTGTTATTGGTATACATGACTCAATGAAAGAATGCATGGCTGCCGCAGCGGAACAGAAAATTCCCGGCAACTGTTATCCGGTTGATAAAGTTATTCGCATGGACAATAACGAAATCCCGGCAGGACTTAAAACAGCACCGTAATTAATATCCGGTTTCATTTTTATATGCCAGCAATGGCAGGGATTTGTTCACCCTTAAATCTGTAATGAGGTTAAAACAAAATGAGTAAAGTCTTTATTTGCGCCGCCATTCCGGACGAACAGGCAATAAAGGAAGAAGGTGCAGTCGCTGTAGCCACTGCCATTGAAGCCGGCGACGAACGCCGCGCCCGTGCCAAATTTACCTGGCAATTCCTGGAGCAATATCCGGCTGCTCAGGACTGCGCTTATAAATTTCTTGTTTGCGAGGATAAACCCGGCATGCCCCGCCCTGCCATCAACTCCTGGGATACCGAATATATGCTGGAAAACCGCTGGGATGAAGAGTCAGCCTCTTTTGTCCCGATCGAACCAGAATCCGATCCGATGAACGTCAATTTTGACAAGCTGTCCCTTGAAGTACAGAACGCGGTCCTGGTTAAGTTCGGTACATGTGAAAACATCACCGTTGATATGGTGATTAGTGCACAGGAATTGTTGCAGGAGGACATGGCAACATTCGACGGGCATATCGTTGAGGCATTGATGAAAATGCCTGAAGTTAACGTCATGTATTCAGAACTAAAGCTGTTCGCCATCGGGTGGGTTAAACATAAATGTAAGCCGGGTGCAAAATGGCCTGAGATCCAGACAGAATTACGCACCTGGAAAAAACGTCGCGAAGCCGAACGCAAAGAAACCGGGAAATACACGTCTGTTGTTGATCTTGCCCGCGCCAGAGTCAACCGGCAGCACACTGAAAACTCAGCAGGAAAAATCAACCCCGCCACTGCCGCCATTCGTCGCGAATACAAGCAGACATGGAAAACGCTGGATGAAGAACTGGCCTACGCTCTGTGGCCTGGCGATATTAATGCCGGAAACATTGACGGCAGCATCCATCGCTGGGCAAAAAATGAAGTTATCGACAAAGATCGCGAAGACTGGAAGCGCATTTCCGCATCAATGCGCAAACAACCCGATGCCGTCCGCTACGACCGTCAGACTATTTTTGGCCTTGTCCGTGAGCGTCCGATCGACATTCACAAAGATCCCGTGGCACTGAACAAATACATCACTGAATACCTGGCGACAAAGGGCGTGTTTGAGGATGAAGAAACAGACCAGAACACTGCTGATATTCTCCAGCCGTCAGCAGCACAAACTGATGCAGTGGAAACTGAAGTATCTGATACCCAAAAAAATGAAAGCACGCTGGAAACTGAACCATCTGTAGAGCGTGAGGGGCCGTTCTACTTCCTTTTCACCGATAAGGATGGCGAAAAATATGGTCGTGCAAACAAACTTTCTGGTCTGAATAAGGCGCTGGCTGCAGGGGCTACTGAAATCACGAAAGAAGAATATTTTGCCCGCAAAAACGGCACATACTCAGGTTCACAACAAAATACTGGTGCATCTGACACGATCGCACAACCAGAGCCGGTAAAAGTTACCGCTGACGAAGTAAACAAAATTATGCAGGCAGCCAATATCAGCCAGCCTGACGCCAATAAGTTGCTTGCTGTATCACGTGGTGAATTTGTTGCAGGGATTAGCGACCCGAATGATCCGAAATGGGTGAAGGGGATTGAAACCCGCGATTCAGTGAATCAGAACCAGCAAGAAACGGAACAGAACGACCAGAAAGCGGAACAAAACAGCCCAAATGCGCAACAGGAGCCGGAAAAAGCCTGCACCGCCTGCGGTCAGACCAGCGGCGGCAACTGCCCTGATTGTGGTGCGGTGATGGGCGACGCAACGTATCAGGAAACCTTTAATGAAGAAAATCTGGATGAATCTCAGGAAAAAGATCCGGAGGAAATGGAAGGCGCTGAACATCCACACAAGGAGAATGCTGGCAGCTATCAGGACCACGCCAGCGATAGCGAAACTGGCGAGACGGCAGATCCCTTAATTGCGGTGAACGGTCATCACGTTATCACATCCACCAGCAGAGTGTGGTACCACCTGATGATCGACCTTGAAACGATGGGTAAAAAAAGTAATGCCCCCATCGTGGTTATTGGTGCTGTGTTCTTCGATCCGCAGACCGGGGAAATCGGGCCAACATTTTATATCGTTATCAGCCTGGTTGACGCTATGGACACGGGTGCTGTTCCTGATGGTTCCACCATCGAATGGTGGCTTGCTCAGTCCAGCGAAGCCAGATCTGCAATTTTAGTTGATCAGGTAAAACTGGTTGACGCTCTTATTCAATTTCGGGAATTCATCAATGAGTACTCGGATGAAAAATTCGTTCAGGTATGGGGCAATGGTGCAACTTTCGACAACACTATTTTACGAACCTCGTACGAACGCCTGAACATCCCCTGCCCGTGGCGTTACTACAACGATCGCGATGTACGTACAATCGTTGAACTGGGAAAAACTATCGGCTTCGATGCCAGAACAGTTATTCCATTTGAAGGCGTGCGCCACCATGCGCTGGATGATGCCCGTCACCAGGCGAAATACGTTACAGCCACGATACAAAAACTGATCCCGAATCAGGCTGATTTTTAATGTTCAACCGTCGCCAGTTGTAGTTGGTATTCTGCAACTGGCGCGTTCCGGAGTGATAACCATGAGCGAACAGTACCTGATAACGCTCGATGAGTGGAAACCCAAACGGTTCAGTCTCCCAATAACAAACACTACCCTGGTGAAATACGGAAAACTTGGATACATCGTACCAAGACCACAAAAAATTCGTGGACGTTGGCTGATAGATCGCCGGGCAGTATTTGTTGGACCTGGTGAAACGGGAATTGCGCCGGAAATTCATACTGGCGATGATGATGCACTGAAGGAGATTTTAACTCATGTCACCGAGGCCACGAAAAAACAGCACTGACGTAGCCGGTCTTTACGAAAAGTTTGATCGCAGAACTGGCAGAGTTTACTACCAGTATAAAAACCCTGTGACTGGAAAATTTCACGGACTCGGAACAGACAAAGGCAAAGCTGAAAGAATCGCTTCCACAGCCAATCAGCGAATAGCTGCAGCAGAAGCCGAATATTTCATGCGCAAAATTGATGAAAGTCCATCAGCAACAAAACGTCGGGGTATCAGATTAAAGGCATGGGTTGATCGATATCTGAAAATACAGGACACGCGACTGAAAAATGGAGATATTGCAGCTACAACTCACAAAGAAAAAACTCGAATGGCTGCATACCTGGTTTCCCGTCTGGGAAACCACCCATTGAAAGAACTGGAAGTAAGAGACTTTGCATTAATACTGGATGAGTGGCTGGATAAAGACATGGTCAGCACAGCGAGAGTAAATCGTGGATTATGGGTTGATATTTATAAAGAAGCACAGCATGCAGGGGAAGTTCCTCCTGGATGGAATCCTCCGGAGGCTACCCGTAAACCGATCCCTAAAGTAACCAGAGCCAGACTCACCCTGGAAGACTGGCAAAAAATTTACAACGCAACGCCTGAAAAACACTTTATCCGTAACGCAATGCTTCTTGCGATTGTTACTGGTCAGCGCCGTGATGACATTTGCCATATGCGTTTTTCAGATGTGTGGAACGAACACCTGCATATTACCCAGGGAAAAACTGGAATGCGTCTGGCGTTACCGCTGACGCTACGCTGTGATGCCATTGGGATATCGCTAAAAGAAGTGATTGATGGATGCAGGGACAGAATATTGAGTCCATACCTGATTCATAGTCGGCACCAAAAACAACCAAAACCAATGAGTAAAGACAACCTGAGCGATTACTTTGCCAAAGCGCGGGAGCTGGCTGGAATAATTCCACCAGCAGGAAAAACTCCGCCAACATTTCATGAACAACGTTCTCTATCAGAACGGCTGTACCGTGCACAGGGTATCGATACAAAAACATTACTGGGACATAAAGTCCAGGCAACCACCGATCGTTATAACGATACTCGTGGTCAGGAATGGGTTAAATTGGTTGTTTGACGAAATAAATACAGCTGAAAAATGTTGATATTACTTTGCTAGTGTAAAAACCCCGGCATCAACCGGGGTTCGGAGACTAATCTTGATCAGGTTCCTGCTTAGAATAATGTTTTCCAACAATAAATGCCGTAACCAATGCAACAAGATCTATTGAAACGAGAGTTCCGGCAAGAACTGTCTCCCCCATGACGCCAAAGACAGTGGCAGCTAAGATGATCAATATTGCCAACCAAAAAGCCTTTGTTTGACCATCTCTGGCAATATCAATGCTATCAGCCACTGTTTTATGGCGATGAGCCTGCTCTTTTTCGGTCAACTCAACAAGTCGATTTGCAAGCCCTGGCACCAGTTGATCATACTTTTTAAGCATTGAAGGTGGCGGAACAGGCCCCTGAAAATGCTGGCAAACAATAGCCCGCACCTGCGGACTATCCAAAACCCTGTTTAAGACCTCTGGATTTTCGATTACTCGAGAAACCAGTTCATTATCCTTTTGTTCTTCACAAGTGAGTTTGGTGTTCTCACTTTCTTTTTGATCTGGCAT